TTGGTGCCTCGTTTCGGCCTGACCCAACAAAGGCTATTGCTTCCATGAACACGCAGCAGGCGTGAACCCCTACGCAGCCCTTGGATATCTGTGCGCCATCAATGCGAGCAAACGGGAACAGATCACCACCGACGTTATCAAATACCTCGATGGTGTAACGGTTTAGCGCATGAACCTCGTTGCGTAACTTCAGCAGCGCGACCACAGGGTCAGGGTCAATCTCAGATGCACCATACTTCAGCGGATTGACAGCAAATGGATCGTTTAGCTCAGTGACCACCAAGAACTCGCCGTCAGTGGTCATGAAGTAGCCATCTACCCATACCATGTCAACAACAGTACCAAGATCAGGGTCGGTCACCTGGGTGAGAGTGGCTCCATCCCAGTAGAATAGGTTTCCATTGCTGGCGATGGCTAACAGGTCAAACGAGTAGTTGAACGTGACGTGCTGGTCGAACGTGGAGCCGCCAACGTCACCAAGCTCTGTCACGACGTTATCTTCTGAGACAGAGATTAGCTTGCTGCCAGAAACTCGATAGCAAACATCGTTCCAGTTAATGCCGCCACGGTCAACGCCAATGCCAACGGCCTCGGCAACCATTCCCTCGCCTGGTCGCAGGTAGCTGTTGCTGATCCCAGTTGCCACCGGAACCGGCGCAAGGTTGACAGGGTATAGAGTCCTGAATCGCGGGTCTGCATCGACGTACACACCGCTCAGGATTGGAATTTCCATGTCTACCCCTTAATTTTGCCCAGTAGCATCTTCAATGCCGTTGCATTCCACGGAAAGAGCCAGGCAGAGAATTTGTGACCATATACGGATTCCATGTGCTCGCGTGAAACCCAAGACCTTGACCAGTTGTCAATATACCGCCCATTATATCTCAATACCGCGTGGCCGCCACCATTCGACGTAGTGACCAAGAATACCTTGGCGCTGCCGAAGATAAGCTCGTACCAGAACTTCGATAGCGATCCGGTCTCGATGAACAGAGCGGTCAGGGCAAAGTCATCGCAATCACCACGATACTTGCCGTCAGCGTCAGGCTTCATGATACGCCAGGTATCTATCTTGCCATCTGACTCGTACTCGAACCGCTCTGCTAGGTCTTTGATGTTAATGGGACTCTCCGACTAGATGCCTTGACCTGGTGTGACGTATACAACAGCAGTACCAGACGCTGACTTGCCAGTGAAGAACGCATTGGGGCCAAGTCGCAGCACTTCACAGGTTCCAGCAAGTAACGGGATAGACGTTGCCACTGCGCTGGCGTTTGCAATAGCTGCAGCAGACGTGGCACCAACACCAAGGAATACAGTGACAGTGCTGTCATTGACGATCCGGTACTGACCTGCGCTAGTGCCTGACGTATCGCCTATTGGCGCTTGTACGGCAGTTGGAGGCGTTGGTGTAGCAGCCGTGAATGATACTGTTGCCCCAAGTGGCGCAAATGGCAGAACGAATGTGGACATGGTGTGCTCCTTGTTATGCTTCGAGTGCTTCGAGTCGTGCGTTAAATCCCGCAGCGATGAATTGATTTAGTTGGTCATAGCGAAAGCCATAACGATTACCTGCCGTTGTGAGCTGCTCAGTCCACGCATCAACTGCTTCGGTATCATCAGTGGCAGGTACTGCATCGCGATCAATAAACTGGTCTTCCCATTCGTCGTAGCAGATAAAACCATAAGCCATCGGGTCAAGATTGCAAGACTCCATAATTTCAATAGCCCGTTGTACGGTCATACCGATGTGGGTTCTAGCGCCTTCACCTTTTTCTTCAATAGACGCCAGCCATTTATAAGTACCAATCTCTTTGCCTAATAACTTTGAAGCCTCAAGCTCGTTGGCAGTTAATCCAGCAACGGCTGTCTTTTCTCGGGCATCTGAAGTATTGATAGTTCCTGTCACCGCGTAAACAGTAGTCCAGCGATGAGAAGGGCCACCACAACCAGAAGAATTATCCACTGCTGGTCTAATAGAGGCCGTGGAGTGATATACCGACCCCTGATATTGATAGATTGCAGATGTGTATCCAGTAGAAGCTAGTGTTATCTGAGCGGCTCCCCCGCCACCTGCCGCAGTGATGTTTAATATCGGATTGCCTGATCCTGAATCTAAATTCAGATTTCCATCTTCATCAATAGTTATTACTTTTCTAGAGGTATCACTACCAAGATCGGTAGTCCAAAATTGTATATCTGTTGGAGTTGAGGAAACTGTCCAATTTGATGACCCAGCAACTACTTTTATTGCGGCATTTGAAGTATTGCCACCATCAGCACCACCCCATTGAACTACACCAAGCTGGTTTCCAGTACCAATTGTAGGATCGTCACGATAGAATCCAATAGTGTCATCGTTAATGTTTATGCTATCAACTTGAGCCTCATCAAGTGTCGATAATCCTGTAACTTCAAGGCCGCCATTTAAGCTAGACAGGCCAGTAATAGTTGCAGTTCCAGTGGCAGTTAGATTTACGAAGTTACCATCGGCACCACCTTCAACGCGCTGCCATACAGAGCCGTTAAACGTAGCCCAATCGCCTATACCCCAATTGGTAATGCCATCAAGGTCTGTGGCCCCTGCAACCGACACAACGTAGTAATCGCCTTGAGTGCCAACGCCAGACGCGATGGCCGGGGTGTTGGTCGCCGCGTTCCAAGTGCCTTTGTAATTCAACGCACCTATTGCGTTTGCAACTGATGATACTGTCTTTAACATTTTATTTGCCTCAAATATTTACATCGTTGGACGCTATATTTTTTTAAATCTGCCAACTTTTTATTAAGTTGTCATGCGCTATCCATCTAAACTGGCGTGTTTTCTGTTGCGCCTGTTGCGTTTACCCATACATCGCCAGCGGCAGCTCCTGCTGCGTAAACAGGCTTATTGCTTGTTTTATTAAAAACCATTTTGCCTTCGTATTTGTCTTGAATATTAAGTCTTGACGCTATATCCGTTAATGTTGTTGTAGTAAAGGCATTATCGTCTTCGTTATAAGCATCAGTAGATGTAAGGCTATAACGTGTTGCTGCGGTGATTTGATTCTTTTTAATTGTAATTCCGTTCATTGAATTCACAACAACTGCCGGGGCATTTGGGCTAACAATAGTATTGTTGCTGATCGTCAAAATATCTTCACCCGCAGCCGTACCGCTTCCAAAACAATACAAAGACCCTATTCCAGTTGCTGTTTCGTGAATGATCACATTGTTAGCAAAAGATGAATTTCCTAACAAATATTTAAGAGTAACGGAATCATTGTCCTGCCCAATAAAATAATTTCCAATTACGGCAAGATTGTCCATTCTTCCGCTAACAGTGCTTCCTAATGTAAGGCCGTATTGATACCCGCGAATAGTATTATTTTTAAAAACAAGATTGTCACCGCGCAATGTTATCCCCGTATTGGCCGTGTCTCCATTGCCATTAAAGTAGTTGCTATCAATAGTTGCGCCATTGTTATAAAAAAGAACCTTGCCGATAAAAGTATTATTATTTACGTTAAAATCAGAAACCTCTGTATTACCGGACAATATACAATATGCGTTTGTCATGTCGCTTTCAAACACGTTATTCTCAATAATACATTCTTTTCCTGGGTAAGTTGGACTGTCTGCATTTTCAATGCGTATGCCATACCCGTAGTCATTAATAAATTTATTATTAGAAACCATTGTTTGATAGCTACCGCTTTCCAATGTAAGCAAAGACAGCAACCCAGAAGAGGATGACGTGTCTGTAGAATAAAAAGTATTGTTGTTTATGTATGCCTCTAAAACAGCCTCAATTTTTACAAGCTCCGCACTTCCGTTAGCGCCTACCTTTAAATCACAAACATTATTTTCAAAAGTTATTCTTTGACTAGAAAAGTATTTTGTAATGAGACACAAATGACCCGTGGTCAGAAGGCAGTTTGTAACTCTGAGATCAAAAGATTTATAATTTCCTATGCAGGCATAATTTACAAATGATGGAAATGAGCCAAGATCAAATTTACAATTATCAATTCTTGTAAATCTGCTTTGAGCTGGGTCTGATAAGCTAAGGACACCAACTTGCACATAATTTCCTGCTGTAGTTGTTTTATAAACTTGCAAGTTTTCCATTCCAGAATAATCACCGCTGAAATGTATATAGTTTGACGGCCCAAGATGCAGGATTGTTGATGCCTTTCCAGAACCAATTAATGTCGTATTATTCCCAATAGTTAAATTTCCATTAAGAATATATGTGCCGGGAGGAAACAAAACAGTTCCACCAACATTTAATGCCGCCTGAATAGCCGCAGTATCATCCGTAACCCCGTCACCCACCGCACCATAGTCCAGCACATTTACCGGAGCGCCTTGAATCATACTGTTTGTTGCTTTAGTTAATGCCATTGGACTTCCTCAAACTTTATTTGTGCGAATATGGTAATGACCAGTTGATACTACAACACTGCCCTGCTGTCTTCGTTCCAAATCTGATCCTCGTACATGGTCAGAACCAAAGTATCGCCAGCAGTCATGGCGTAGTTTACTGACCCGCTCAGATTGACCGTCGCGCTATGAACAATTGTCACAGAGTGATTGGCTCGTATCTTTAGTGTCTGACCTAAAATCCCGTTATCAAAATCTGTAATGCTAGTCGTTCCACCAGTCAGGTACAAATTACTGTCGGAAACATCAGGTGTCCCCGTATCATCAAGTGTAAAAACATTGTCGTTAGACAATACCCGCTTGACGGAGACAGATCCTTCTACTGCCAGGTTTGCTGTAGAGCCTGCGCTGTGTTTAATTCTTACGGTTCCCTGCTTGGCAGCAGAACCTGCATCCATAATTGTTAATTCGTGAACCAAGGAGTTGCCAGTTTCATAAATTTGCCAAGGACTTGATGCCACCGCAAAATCTTGATCTTGGAATAAACCTTTATTGATAAAACATTTAGTCCAACCAAATGCGGCCTGACCAGCTTGGTTGTAGTCAAATATTGAGTTTGCTGCCCCGCTATCGGTATAACCTCCGCTAAGGGTGATGGTTATAAAGTTACCTTGGGAGCTGGCTGTAAATAACTCAGATGCGCCATTGCTCTCAGAGTAGTATGTGATGATGTTGCCTTGGGTGTTGACCTCGATACCCTTGTCGTTGTTATTTTGAAGAATTAAAGATTGGTAAATGTTTTGCCTACCGATTTGAATATTAAAAGCAGCGCCAGCAGTTATAGAGTTACAAGACCTGATATCAAAGTTCTCAACGTAACAACCTTGTGCTGTCTGTGCGCCCGGAGAACCTTCGCCTGCTTCATTACTTCCAGCGCCCCAACCCGTACCGGAATCCCAGCGAACACCGTCATCCCCGCAATTGCTTATGTTTACGTCCTTGTAAGACGCGACATTTCCAGCTCTGACGTGCAAACCGTAAAAGCTATGACCTTCTATCCAGATGTCATGAAGCCTCATCCGGTTTCCCCAATAAATATCCACGCCCTTTCCGCCGCCACCACCTGCTGGCCCACCAGACTGAACAACAGAGAACCCGCAATATTCTATGCCTTCTGAGCTAGAGATAAATATGGCGGTGAAGTTGCCAACTTTAAGGAATTGCGTTCCGCTGAGGGTTCCCTGTCCTCCCCCATCACCGTAAACAGGCACCTCACCGATCCACCGTAGCCCAGAGGTTATTTTATAAACTCCAGAAGGGACATAAAGCCTAGCTCGAAGACTTGCCGCTGCGGCATACGCTAAATTTATAGCCGCCGTGTCATCGGCAACACCATCACCAACCGCTCCGAAGTCTAATACAGATACAGACTCTCGCAGCTTGGCCTGTACAGTGGTTACAACTGCCCCAGTACCAGCGGGTGTATATGACACCAGGTTGGCGCTGGTCTCTGACCCAATAGTTATTGACCACCCAAGCACCTCAATGGTGGATAGTAAGGGCGGTGCCTCGCTGAAAACTACGTTTGATCCAGTTACAGCGTAACCAGAACGCTCCTGGTAGACGCCATCAATGAAGATTTGCAGCTCATTGCCCAATGCGCTTGGCGCGGTTGTCAATGCAAACGTGGTTGTCGTGCCATCGCCTGTAAAGTCTTGCCGAACAATTTGAGACGCTCCGCCAACGCCATCTCCGGTTGTATCAAGCGTGTACCAAGTCTGCTGAGAGGCGTTATAACGAACCCTGAACGAGTCGTAACCGTTGATTGTAGCTGGTGCGCCAAGAACCGTTGCGCCCGAGCTGGTAATTGAGAAGTTTAATACTGCAGCGGTGAATACCACTGTGATCTCTTGGTCATTAACAGCATAGGCTGTTGACGGCAGCGTGATAGCGCCAGTGGTAAAGTTGAGGATTGGATTAACGATCATCCAGATAGAATCGCCAGTGTTGCCAATATCAACTGTAAAGTAGTCGGTATTTGGCGCAACGATTCTGGTGCTGTAGTCAGGGTCTGCGAAGTATGATTCAACGAATGCCAACAGGGTGGTCATTGATGCCTTTCGGGTGTCTCCGTTGGAGCTATCCCAAACTGGTATCTGATCACCTGGCTGTAGGACATCTACACTGGACAGTCGGTTAATTGTTGACATTTTATTTCCTCAAGATGTTAAGTC